GCGCAATTAAAAGCAGCAGACAATGCCAAATATCAGACTGAAAAACAGTGGATCGCCATCGAAGATAAAAGAACCAGGAAAGCTCATTCCCATCTCGGTGTTGACGGAGAAAGGACGGATCTATATGATCGATTCTCCAATGGGCTGCTCTTCCCTGGAGATCCGGACGGACCGCCTGAAGAAACGATCAATTGCAGATGCACGCTTGGCTATTTCCTTAAAACTGACTTAGAGGGAAATTATGTCCCAAAAAATAATTTGACCAATGTTCCGGAACCTGCATAAATTTATTTTATGGATTTGATTTATAAGGGAGTTAGTGATTCAGTCATCGATGTGGATGATAAATCTCGTCGGGTGAAAGTGGCCATCTCAGAAGTTGGCTCAAAGGACCTCGATAATGAAATCATTGAGCCGGGCGCATACACCAAAACGATCTCTGAACGAGGGCCCGGCGGAGCGAATCTGATTTGGCACCTGACCGACCACTATCCTTCGCTTAAATATGCCATTGGCAAGTTTGCTTCACTTGGTATGGAGGGGAATAAACTGATCGGGGTAACAGACATCCCAAAAACCACCTGGGGGAATGACATGCTCGAAATGTATAAATCAGGGGTGATAAACCAGCATTCCGTGGGATTCTCCACTTTGAGATCTGAGATTATGAACCAGGGGGAAAAGGATCAATACCGTGTGCTGAAGGAATTAAAACTATATGAAGGATCGGCTGTCCTCTGGGGTGCAAACCCGAACACTCCGACGATGAGCGTAGGTAAATCTGAAGGGGAACGTAAAACAGCCCTTGATAAGATCCTGAAAGAGCTTGAAGTTCTTAGAAAATGCTTCAAGAACGGGACATTAACGGACGATACTTTTGAGCTGATAGAGGTGCGCATTCTTCAGCTCGAAACATCTATAAAATCTTTATTTGAAACCACTCAAGCCGTACAAAATAGTACACCTGTGCCGGTTAATATTGATGCAGCGAAACTATTTTTATTAATCCAAAATTGATTTTTTATGCCAGATTTAACCATGCAGGAGGTTGCCGATCAAATTAAGGCCAGCAACCAAAAAACCTTTGGAGAAGCCGAAGTAAGAATTAAGAAGCTCGAAGATGAGCTTGCAAAGATCTCTCAGGAAAACAAAGCAGCCCAGGATAAGATCGAGGCTTTGAAAGACGATGCCGCACAAAAAGGTGCGCTGATCGTGGATCTTCAGAACATACAGAAAGATTTCAACGCAAAGAATGCCCGCAAAGCGCAACAGGCCGGTGAGCTTGTTCGTGGTTTCAAAGGAACTATTGAGGATTTCATCCTTGATAACAAGGATATGCTGATCAAAGCCGCAGATACGGGACGCATTCCTGAAATGTCAGTAAAGGTGAGCAACGTATCTACCAGCTCGCTGACAGGTACGGGCGCGCCTTACCAGCCGTTCTATTTACCATGGCAGCCTGGTATGGAACCTCTTGGCCAAACCAGGGTAAGGCAGTTTGTGGGAACGGTGTTAAGCGATAGCGATACTGTATATTTCCCTGTGGCAGCAAATCCTGTTGGTACGGGTTCATTTGCGAATCAACCGGGTGAAGGTAACCCGAAGAATCAGGTAGATCGTAGCTGGTCAATGACCACTGTGAACCTGACAGCCTTTGCAGCATATATGATCGTCAGCCGTCAGTCACTCAGGAATATTTCATTCCTGCAGACTTGGTTGCCAACATCTATGCTGGAGCAGATGCTCGATCAGGAGGATTTGATGTTCGGAAATGCGCTTGTTGCAGCCGCAACAGGTTCTACAACCGGTGTGACTGTGGGAACGACTGTAAATGCTGAGTCTATTGTGATCCTGATTAAAAACCAGATCAAGACAAAGCATTATCCGACAGCCGTATTGCTGGATCCGGATGCATGGCAGAAAATATTGCTTACCAAGGCCAGCCCAACAGGTACAGGTAGCATTTATTCACTGCCCAATGTAGTGGCTGTAGATCCTGCCGGAACTGTCCGCATACTTGGAAAACCGTTATATCCTGTTAACTGGCTGACCGGTGGCCGTTGTTTGCTTGGTGATTTCACTAAAGCGGCAATTGTCGAATCAGAAAGTTTGAGTTTCCGTCAGACAGAAGCACATGCCTCAACCTTTATTGCAAACCAGATTACGTACCTCATGGAACGTACTGAAGGTATCGCGATATACAGGACTGAAGCATTCACCACTTGTCTGTTGACAGCAAGTATTTAGTTTTTCATTTGGTGATATTCATAAAATAAGGGTAGTCCCCGCCATTCCTGGTGGGGATTTTTTTATTCAGAATATTGTTTTATATTCGCTAAAGCAAAACCGGTCAATGCTATTTCCTAACCAACAAATTTTAGCCTCACGGTGCCTTAATTGGCAAATCTCCACGTTAGTGTTGATTGGTTTTGCAACCCGTGGGGCAATTTTATTTATACAACCGTCACGATGAATTGGAATATCTTCAAATCAGTCATTTACATAAACCTGGATCACAGACAGGATAAGAATGAAGATATCCAGAACACGCTGCGGATGAATGGCTGCAGTAACTATCAGCGTTCACCTGGAGTTTTGCTTGAGAATAGAATGCTCGGGTTTAATCATGCGCAATTAAACGCACTGAATATTGCTGAAGGACCGGCACTGATTTTAGAGGATGATGTCACGCTCACTAATGCAAATATCATTGAACTTGCGATGCAGGAACTCCCAAAGGATTGGGATATTTTATATCTGGGCGCCAATGTGGTGGGTACTGATTTATGTTCATGGCCAGAGCCAGAATATTATTCTCAATTCCTCCGCAGGGTAACTCAGGCATGGACAACGCATGCGGTGGCATATAGTCAGAAGGGTTTGGATTATATCTTGAGCCATTGGACTCCGGGTGATCAGATATATGATGACTGGCTGAGATGCAACCTTGAAAAGATGCAGGCATTCATCACATATCCGATGGTGGCTGATCAGAGGAAAGGATACTCAGACATCTGGCAGCGGGATGTTGATTATGGATTCTTTAATAAATGGAGCCAATGATATCCCTCGTAACATATGCATCTAGCAATATGAGTATTAGCAGGCAGATATGCGCTACTTCTGCATTGGAATTTGGATGTACCACAATTGCTGGAGATGAGATTGATAAATTTTTCAAAGAAGTAAATCGGGATATATTCGTTTATACCCGTGGAGCTGGGTATTGGCTATGGAAACCGTATCTGATTCTTGCAGCAATGGATGCATCCTGGGATGGTGATTTCATCGTTTACTCAGATGCTGGTATTCAATTTATTTCAGATGTAAGGAATATCACGGATCGGATGGATGAAGACATTCATTTCTTTTCTAATGGATGGAATCATGTTCATTGGTGCAAAGCTGATTGTTTCAATACGATAATCCCTGGATATAATATTGAGGATCGGAAACAGGTTCAGGCATCGAATATATTTTTTAGAGTTACTCCCAAAACCAGAGCATTCGTCAAGGAATGGTTATGTTACTGTATGATGCCCGGATTAATCGATGATTCACCAAGTAAGACAATGAACCATCCTGAGTTTGCAGAACATAGGCATGACCAGGCTATTCTCACTTGTCTGCAGATAAAATATGGGTACAAACTCCATTGGTTTCCTTCGACGACAGCACTTCACTTAGACAGAGGATCAGATTTGTATGGACCGATGTTTCTTCACCATCGAAAAAGAAATGAAGAGTGGTAGAACCGCATCATGATAACCAGCGTGAATGGCAGGAAAAAGGGATGGAATATCTCCGGTATGAATATCCTCTCAATTCTTCAGATATTGTTATTGACCTTGGCAGCTATCAGGGAGAATGGGCTGAAGCAATAAATAACAGGTATGGTTGCCATGTGGTTTGTATTGAGCCGACTCCATATATCAACAGACTTCAGAGTAACGGGCGTTTCACTATTATAAATAAAGCTGGGTGGCTCTGTGAAGGTGTGCGGAGATTCGGAGGAGCTTACTATTATACTTCGGCGCACGAACCCATTCATACGTTCGGATATAACGATTATGAATGTTTCGATCTGAATCAATTACTGGATCGTTATGATCAGATTGGCCTATTGAAAATAAACATTGAGGGTGACGAATATCCGGTACTCAATCACATCATGCCTCATATGCGGAGGATAAAATTCCTTCAGGTTCAGTTTCATATTGTGAATGATAATTCAGAATTAGATTGGATGAGTATTGTGAAACAATTAAAAACCACTCACGATGTGATGTGGTGCAAAAAATTTGTTTGGGAATCATGGAAGCTCAAGTGAGATTTAAGAACGGGCCGACAGATTGGTGGCCTGAAGGATACCAGGAACCCTTTGAAGGGATTAGTATTGATCCACTAAAAGAGGCATTAAAGGAACTTTCCGGAGATGTATGTATCGAGATTGGCTGTGGAAACGGATATTGGACTAATCAACTACTCGTCCCTAAGTTTAAACAGGTTTACGCTGTAGATATCATCGACGAGGTTTTGCCTGGTTTCAATTATTTGAAACAGGATTGCCTCTGTAGTCTCCCGAAATGCGATGCGGCCTACTCGTTCGGGGTTTTTTGTCATCTTCCAATCTCCCGGCAATCCGCGTATCTTAGGGAATTAAGGCCGCTATTAAAAGGAAAAGCGTTGATTAGCTTCGCGAATTTCGACCGTCATCCTTCGCTTGTTCATATTAAGACGGATGTGGATGGATGGTTCTATAATAATATTGAAATCACAAAAACCATCTGCGAGAATGAAGGATTCAAGTTCACCGATTTTGATCCTTCATACCGGGATACAATAGCCATATTAGAATGATTGCCATCTACAAAATAACATCGCCTACTGGAAAAGTTTATATAGGACAATCTTGGAATATTGAGCAAAGGAAAAGA